ACCTCACGGGCAACGCCGCCCCCGGCCTCGCTCTGATCTCGATCAACATCCCGTAAAGGGTCGTCGAGCCCCAAACCTTTAGACAGGAAACCGAGCCAATGCTCCCAAATCAATTGCACCTCGACCGAGACGAGTCGGCGTTTTTCGAGCGCCAACTCGAGCACATTTACTCGACGACCTACGATATCAAGTATCCCGAGCTAAAGGCGCGGGCGTTTATCCCGGTCTCGAATGAGGCAAACCCGGGATCGGTATCGGTTACCTATCGCCAGTTTGATCGGCGCGGCAAGGCGCGATTGACGGCGCCCGGCGCGGTTGATGCGCCTCGCGTCGACGTACTCGGTAACGAGTTTAACCGGCCCGTGCGTCTCGCGACCGCGGCGTACGGTTGGCACTTGCTCGAGATCCGGCAAGCCGCAATGGCGGGTATGCCTCTCGACGCTCGCAAGGCGTCGGCGACTCGCCGGGCCGTCGAGGAAGTGCTCGACGAGGTAGCGTCGATCGGTGCTCCCGATTTCGGGATTGCCGAAGGTTTCCTGAATAGCAGCGCCGTCGCGATCGACGCCGCCGCGGGTGCCTGGAATATCGCGACCGCCGACGCGATCATTGCCGACCTCTCGGCCATGCTTCAGAACATGGCGAGCGATACGCAAGGTATCGAGCGTATCAACACGATCTTGTTGCCCGATTCGCTTTGGGCCTTGATCTCGACGACCCCTCGGTCGACGCAAAGCGATACCACGATCATGGAATTCGTGCGCCGATCGTTCCCGAATATCACGGCGATCGAGCCGTGGTATCGACTCGAGACCGCGGGCGTCGGATCGATCCCGCGCGTCGTCGCCTACGATCGGTCGCCGCAGACCCTCACCCAAGAGATCCCGTCGGAATTCGAGCAATTGCCCGTGTTCCAAAAGGGTCAGAATTTCGAGGTCGAGACCATGGCGACGACCGCCGGAACGGGTATCTACTACCCGCGGGCGATCCGCTACCTCGACGGCGCGTAAAGACCGCCGCGACCCAATCCACCTAGCAATAAAAAGGACCCTAAAAAATGCTAGTCGTTTGCAAATTGTCCGAGGTTTGTTTTCCCGCCGTAAAGGATGCGGAGGGCAAGCTCGAATATCCTGCCCTGAAACTAAAGAAGGGCGACAACGACGTCGACGAGGATCATTTCGAGGCCGTGCTCGATCGAGCTAATCCGGCATGGCGCGAGGCAATGCTAAAGGATTACCTCGAGGTCGACGGCTACGAGCCCGCCGACGCCGACGACGAGGGCGACGACGATCCGCCCATGACGGCCGCCGACGCGATCGAGGCGGCAAAGTCGGCCGAGACCGTCGAGGCGCTCGAGGCGCTCGAGGATGGCGAGACCCGTAAGACGGTACTCGCCGCGATCGAAAAGCGGGCCGAAGAATTAGAGCAGGTCGAATAACAAAGGGGGCGGCGTGGCGATCACAGTAACGCCCGCGACGGTAGGCGCCCGGTTTCCCGAATTCGCGAAAGTCGATCCCGCCACGATCCAAACCTGGATCGATACGGCGATCTGCAATGTCAACGCGTGCGAATGGGGAAAGCGCGCGAATATCGGCGTCGAGTTTCTTACGGCGCACTACCTCTCGTATTTCGCCGATCCCGATTGCGTCGAGCCCGCGCCCGGCCCGATCACTTCCGAGAGGGAGGGGCAGGTAGCGACGACCTACAAAGTCGCCGACCGTTTCGGAGAGGAAGATCTCGGGTCGACGAAATACGGTCGCGCCTTTATCTCGCAACGTCGTAAGATATTCGTAAATCGAAAACTCTAATCATGGCAAAGAAACGGGTAAAAGTGGTCGACCGGGGTTTCGAGGATGAAATCCGACGGCTCTCGGTTAGTGTGATCACGACCGTCGGGATCCAGGGGGCGCAAGCGCCCGCGGGAGATCATGGCGGTCTCACAAACGCCGGGCTCGGCGCGATCCACGAATTCGGAGCGCCTAGCGTCGGTATCCCACAACGCTCGTTTTTGCGTGAGACGCTCGACGCAAACGCCGACAAATATAGCCGCTTTATAGCTAAGCGAATGGCCGATAGACGCACGAGTACCCTTATAACTTTCAATCTCGTAGGCGAAATGCACCTCGCCGACATTCGCAACGCGATCAATGCCAGTATTGCGCCGCCAAACAAGCCGGGCACGGTCGCCCGTAAAGGCTCGTCGGTTACTCTGATCGACTCGGGGCAACTAAAGGGCGCCCTAACCACGAAAACCCGGGTCGTCTAATGGTCGCGCAAACCGTACGCCGCGGCTCGCGACAGTCGCTCGAGGTAATCCGCGACGGCGGGTTTTTCGATAAAGGTCGGTACGTCGAGGAAAAGGCCGGGCGTTTCACGATCCGCGGCAACGTACAACCGGCGCCCTCGCAATCGATCCAACGGCTACCCGAGGGCAGTCGTAAAGAGGGAGCGATCGCCCTGTTTACTCTCGCCGAATTGCGCACGGCAAAAGCGGGCGACGGCGGACACAATGCCGATCGCGTCGTATTCTGTGATCGCGAGTACGAGATCGCGACGGTCGAGATCTGGCCGAGGCATCGCCGCTACGTCGCTACGAGGTTTGGGCAATGAGTAGCGAAAACCGCGTAATCGATTGGCGAGCGGTCGAGGATAGCCTACGGGAATGGTGGGCGACGTCGACGGGCCTAACGACGATCTACGAGGATCAACGGGCGCCGCAACCGTCGTACCCTTATATCTCGCTACGTATCGCCGCAGGCACGGCCCCCAAGCCCGTCAAGTCGGAGGAAATTTGGCAGGCCGACGGCAAGATCAAGCTACGCCGTCAAAACGATTTCACCCTAACGGCGCAAATCCACGTCGACAGTAAGCGACCCGAGTGCCACCCGAGATCGCTTATCGACGGCGCCGTCGCCGTGCTCGACGCTCCCGATCAGTCGGCGCTATTCTCGACCGTCGCCCTCGGGATCCGGGCAATTGGCCAGACACAAAACCTAAACTTGAATGTCGGCGGGCAATGGATCTCCCGATCTATGATCGATATACGTTTCGGCGTGGCGGCCGTGCTCACGAATACGCCCGCGGGTACTCCCGGGCACTTTGAAAAGGTCGAGGTTTCGAGCACGATCGACGGGCTCAAAAACCCGGCGACAAGTAACCTCGAGCTTGATAACGAGATCCTCGACCCTGCAAACCCCTAGGGAGCTAAAGCAATGTCAATCCTCGATAATATCGTCGACGTTCAAATCAGCAAAGATACGGCGACCGTTAGCCGCGTCGGCTTTGGCGTCCCCGCCGTGTTTTCGTATCACACGGCGTTTCCCGAATTGGCTAAAGCGTTTGGCGATCTAACCGAGGTCGTCGCACCGATCGGCCCGTTTGCCGCGACGTCTCGAGAGGCCGCAATCGCTACCGCGATTTTTGCGCAAAACCCAAAGCCTCGATCGATCGTGTTTCTGCGACGAGCGACGGCGCCGATTCGATCGGTCGTCGTTACCCCAGTCACCGACGCGACGGCGGGCAAGCCTTTCGCGTTGTTCGAGTACTCGATCACTTTGGGCGACGGCGTTTCTACCGAGACGTTTACGTTTACGACCGACGTAACGCCGACCGTCGCCGAGATCGTTGCCGGTCTCGAGTCGGCGATCAATCTGGGGACCGTTAACGTCATTGTCAACGATACCCCTAGCGTCACCGATCTAACGATCCAGTCGGCCGACGTCCCGGGAGGAAGCATTACCGCCGCCGCCCCGTTTACACTCGAGATCGATCGCACTCTGTTTACCCAAGCCGAGGCGACCCCCGACGCCGGAGTCGTCGCCGACCTCGCCGCGGCGCGGGCGGTTAACGACGACTGGTATGCACTTGTAAGCGACGCGACCGGACCCGCGGAAATCGCCGCACTCGCTACCGCGGTCGAGGCGTTGCCCAAGATCTACCTTGCCGAGAGCGCCGACGACGACGTGCCCGCGGTAGGCGGCGGCGATATCGCCACGACCCTACAGTCGGCGAGCCTCGAGCGTACCGCCCTCATGTGGCACACGAAACCCCACACGTCGCCCGCGGGCGCTTGGGTAGGTAAGCAATTGCCGACCGACCCGGGCTCGTCGACGTGGAAGTTTAAGACCCTCGCGACGATCCTAACCGACGCGTTTGGCTCGGCCGAGATCTCGACGCTCGACTCGAAAAACGCGAATTACTACCTCGACATTTCGGGGATTAATCAAACCGTCGAGGGCACTATGGCGGGCGGCGAGTTTATCGACGTGACCCGCGGGATCGATTGGCTCACGGCACGCCTAAAGGAAAACGTTTTCCGCGTGCTCGCCGTCAATCCCAAGATCCCGTTTACTGATCTCGGTATCGCGACGATCGTAAACGAGGTCGAGGGTACGTTACGGCTCGGCGTGACTAACGACCTACTCGCAACCGACCCGCCGTTTTTCGTCACGTTCCCGCGTGCGGCCGACGTACAGATCAACGACAAGGCAAACCGCTTGCTACCCGATATCGATTTTCAGGCGACGCTAGCGGGCGCCGTGCATAGCGTCGAGATCCGCGGTCGTGTAACCGTTTAACACTTTGGAGCTAGACAATGGGCGTAAACACTTACCGACCCGCCGACGTGACTCTCGTTTTCAACGGGATCCCGATCACGGGGTTTATGGACGGCACGTTTATTACGGCCGAGAAAAATAACGACGCCTTTGCGCTAAACGTCGGCTCGACCGGCACGGGTGCGCGGGCTCAGACTCAAGACGAGAGCGGTACCGTTGTTTTCGTTTTACAGCAAACCGCCGAGGCTAACGCGGCGCTCTCGGCGTTGCACGAGTTAGACAAGGCGAGCGGCGACGGCGTAGGCGCCCTAGCTTGCAAAGATCTATCCGGCGTCGACACGATCGGCGCGGAAACGGCGTGGATCCGCAAAGTCGCTAACATGGAGTACGGTAACGAGATCTCGGGTCGCGAATGGACGATCGAAACCGATAACCTCGTGATGATACCCGGCGGAAACCCGGCCTAAGAAAACCCCCGACACATGAAAAGGAAAACGCTACATGAGCCAAATAGAAGCACACACGGAAACGATCGACGGTAAAGTTTTCACCGTCCATATGCTCGAGCCGTTAACGGCCCAAGACATTCTGATCGACATTTTGAAAGCGATCGGCCCGGCGGCCGGGTCGCTTGCAGGGGGCGCGGGCGCCGACGCCGACGCGAGCCTACTCGACGCAAAGATCAATCCCGAGGCGCTCTCGGGAGGTATCGGGCTTTTCGTCGCGGCTCTCGATAAGGCGACAATGCGTAACCTCGTCTCGACGTTTGCAAAGGTTAGCCACGTCGACGGCAAGCCGCTCGATCAACAAATGCCGATCGTGTTTCGCGAGGATTTCGGCCTAATGTATAAATGGCTTTGGTTTTGCCTAAAGGTGCAATACGGCCGTTTTTTCGGGTCGGGCTTGGGCGGTATCGGCGACGCCCTCGGGCTCGGGGGGCTAGTCGCACAAGCGAGCCAATCGCAAAACACCTCGAGCGAGGATG